GACTTGTCAACCAGCCTATTGTTGCAAAACTATTGTTCTGCCAAGTAATTGTTATAAGTGAATTGTTGTACCAAGTCACTCCATTGTTTAGCGAGTAAACAGGACTAGACCCTTGCTCACTGTCTACCGTTATGTTAAATGTTCCACTTGTGGTAAGCGTTGCTTCTATGCCAAATTTTAACGCTTGTTTGGTACGGATAGGGTCTTTCATTGGAGATAAAGATGTCTGTATCTCTGAAGACACATTTGCAGTTGCATCTCCATACAAGCGGAAAAGTGCTATGTCTGTAACGCCATACAAGTTTATCAAGCCACCCACAGGCGCAGAAGACAAATATCGTAATGCGCCCTGACTAGTAATAAACCACTTTTTCTCAAAAAACACGCACTGTACAAACCTATCCCCCGTCGTGATAGGAAAAGTAGGCACTAGATAAAAATTAAAAGCCGCACACAAAATGTTGTTAAGTAACGCTTGACCCGCAGTCACAGGTTTGCTGAAGTCTATATACGGGAAAATACCATCTAGTTGGTCAGAAATCTTGCTTGTTGTTGAACCTACTAAGGCGTACACCCCGTAGTTATTCATAAACAATACGGAACGAAAATAGGGAAAAACAGCGTATTTAAGCTTACTGCCAACAGAGGCAGACACGTTTGTATTGGTAAACAGGGTTTCCCCTGTATCTGTAATCCGCACATCTGAAAAGACGTTAATACTGTCTTCACCAAAAATGTAAAGAAAGTTGTTGGCAGACACCATGTGCTGAATATTGCCACGCAAAGTTGAGTCAGTAATAATTTCAGTGCCAGCAGAAGGAGAGGTGAAGTCAGTAGGACTGGTAGAAGAAGAATAAGTAACTGTACGACCTGTAGAAATCCAAACACGACCAGAAAAAGTAGAAACACTAGATATTTCATCTAGGTTAGGTACACCTAATACGGTAGCATTTGCATTTCCTGATGGCGTAGGAGGGGCAGCTATAGTGACACTAGGAACACTTGTGAAGTTATTGCCCACATTTGTCATGATGACTTCAGTAACAGCGTTGCCAAACACAATAGCAGTAGCAGCGGCATTAGCGCCACCTCCACCCGTGATAGTTACAGGGGGAGGAGATGTTGGGTTATAACCAGAACCACCATTGGTAACTTGAACATACAGCGCACCTTTGGTAAAGGTTAACAGTTGGGCAATAGCATTAGCACCGCTACCGCCGCCTCCTGAGATAGTTACTGAAGGAGTTGCCGTGTACCCGCTACCACCTTCTACTATCTCAATAGAAGAAACAGCATTTGCTGTAATAGTTGCTTCTGCTGTTGCTTGTGTACCATTTGATTGGTTTGGAGAAGATATGGTTACTGCTGGCGCAGAGGTATAACCTGACCCTCTAGCAGTCAAGCCTATCCTACCTACACCACCAACATTGAGTAAGTTAGTTCCATCCCAAGAAAAAAGTCCCTTATTGGGGTCACCTATAAAAACTTCTTCATTCTTCCACTGGGCTGTAGACACATTGGAAGAAGAGAAAGTTCCTGTCACCCCTACATTTCCTACAGTGCCTGTATCTATAATTACGTATTGACCTCTACCATCTTGTTGAAAAGCTAATAAATAATCAAACAATCCAAGATTGGTATTTGTAAGGGTTGTTACTGTATTACCAAAAGAAATAGCGTTATTACCGCCATCTTTTACTGTCACTTGAGCAGGAACAATCTTAATGTTGCCAAAACCAATAGGCATGGCATTCTCAATCCAAGAGAATTCCTCTTCATCAATAGCTGTCCTGTTGGCCTTAGTGTTCAGACCCTTAAAATTCTTGTAGACAGCGAAAGATTTTTTTTGCTCTGCTGCTGCCATGATTAGAAAGTAGAGTAGGGGTCAGGAATTCTGCGGGTATACACAGAATTCAACACAGCTTGGATATGCTTTGCATACTCTTGCTTGTATATCTCAGCTTCTCCATAACTCTGTTCTTTGTACTTGGCTTTGTAAGCCGCATAAAAAGCTACAGGTGTGGTGTAGGGGTCAGTAATTTGGTCAGTGACGCTAGGGTTGGTAGATGACAAAGGTGTAGGCAAGATGGTGGAGTCAATCTCAACAACATACGCTTGGTCAGGAACAGGCCCTATGTAAATTGTGTTTTGTCCGTAGACAGAAAAACAAACAGGTCTGCCAACATAGTTTTGCCAGTAACGCAATTGGGCATTGAAGTTTGACCAAGGCAGATACCGCAGAGGAATACGACTATTACCCCAATAAATATTAACATTCAGAATGTCTAAAGTTGTGCCAGTAGCAATAGTGGCATAAGGAATAATTTCCGCAGGGCCAGAATATTGCAAGGTGGCTGTGCCATTTGTAAATGGGGTAGAAGGTGGAAACGTGTATCCAGAAGCGGGATAGGGTGGGGCTGTAGAACTAAGCACACCACTAACAGTTACTTCATATATGAAGATATTGTTAAAGACAAACTGACCAGCAGTAACAGTAGCACCCGCAGTCCAAACGGTTGCGGGTACGCCTGTACTAGAAATTGGGGTGGCGGTTATTTGCAGGGTGCGTAAACACCCAGTATCCCTGGCTACTCGCTCACGGGCATCATTGATGTAGTCCGTCAGCTCCTGAGTAGACCAAAATACAGAGTTTGCATCATGCAGTAGACGCTGTACTTCCGTGATGTAGGAAGAGAGAGTTGCCATGTTACCTTCATGTTAAGCAACCCTCTGATTGACTTTTCCCCCAACGGATTTTTCAATCCGCAAGGGTACTACGCCAACCGCCGAGGGTAACGAGCGGTTTTTTACTGGAGGTTCTGAAGAAATATCTACTTTCTTCAAAGTCTCCATTGCTTCTTCAAGTTCGCTGTGAAGACGTATCATGCCCAACTGGACTAGATACTTCTCCTTGTCCTCATCTCCGTAACCAACCATGTGTCTAGCAGCAGGTACAGTAAGCTCTACTGTCTTGCCGACAGGGAAATCATAACCAACATAGTTGTACTCAGCGTACAGGTCTTTGTTGGTGTTGTTGGTTACATAAACGAGGTCTGTCATAGTGATACAACGTCACCGTACACTGCGATGTCAACTGTGTTGTTTGCGGCAGCGGCTGTATTGACACACACAAACAAAGAACCAGAGTAGATTGTTGTGGCAGTGTTTGCTGTCAGGTTCAAATCTTGATACTTTGTTGTTGCTGTGATATTTCCCAATACAACTGCATTAGAAACTGCGTTTGCCAAAACACCATCACTGCTATTAATGATAGTGACGTTGGCAAGCGCAACACTTCCGTTGGCATTTGCAACAGTAATACGGCGAACAATGTAGTTTGTACCGATTGTTGGAATAGTTGCTCGTGCATTACCTGTGGTTCCCATACCTATGGGAGCAGAAGTGTGCCCAATCAAAACATTACCAAAACTATCGGGATACAGTGACCCTACATGATTCGCATTCATACTGTCTCCTTATGTTGTGTAGCTGCTGTTTGCATTCACACCACCATTTATGGTGAGAGCAACAGCCGCACCAGCACCCGAAGTCATAGACTGTGCAAAAACGTTTGTACCATCAGCCAAAATCATACCGCCAGTGTTATTGGCAAGCAGAGTTGTGATAGAAGAGCCGTTGTTGGCAGTAATGATTACGTTGACGGTAGGAAACACCAGGTATGTACCTGCGGGAATCACAGTACCTGCGTTAGCGGCAGTCAGTGATACGTTGGAGAAGTAAGCACCAGCAGTGTTGGTGGTTGCATTCGCCAGAATGATTTTATTCATTGCTAAAGCCATGTCTTTTTCTCCTTACAGTGAAAGGTAGTTGTAACCCGTCACCTTGGTCATTGACTTAGGCTTGACGTTCACCAATTCGGCAATCATCAAAACTGCGCCAACATAACCAATTTGCCAGTTAGGAAGTGTGGACTCAAAGCCTGTAAACACAAACGAACCTTGCTCATGGATGTACAGAGACAAGTAGTTGGTGTTCAAGAAGTACACAATACCTTCAGGACAGTAAGGGTCTGGATAGATAGGTACGCCAGCAACCATCAAAGCACGGAAAGCTGCTTGGGGGCCATTGGTTTCACCGTCAAAACCTGCACCTGGAGTGATAACGTATTGCTCTTGACCAACAAAGTCTTGAGCCAACAGTGTCCAAGTACCGAAACCGCAAACACCAAACGAAGGCATTTCAGCACCGTTTTTAACAGTACCAGAGATGTATTGCAGGATGTTTTGACGAGTTGGATTCACAGAGCCAGCGGCATACTGTGATGATTTCCACCACGTGTAAGTGCTACGGTCAATGTTTCCGTAAGTGCCAGAGTTAGCAACAGCAGCGGGTAAACCGATAAACTGTTGTGTATTGGTGGTGTTGTTGTACAAGGCAGTTGCCATTGCATCCATCATCACGTTGGTTGCATCGTTCATACGAGCTTCAATCAACGGAATAATAGCGGCATCTTGCTGAACTGCGCCTTCCATACCGAGGAACGGCACGGGAGAAATCATCAGTTTCAGGTCGAATTCAGCGTTGT